ATGTTCGTTGAATTGATCTACGACAAGCGCAACGTGGCCGGACTGCCTAATGCTGAACAGCTAATTCTCAACGAGTTGGAAAAACGGGTTCAGCGCGTATTCCCGGATGCGCAGGTCAAAGTAAAACCCATGCAGGCTAATGGTGTTAAAACCGACGCCAGCAAAAGTGATAAATCCACCCTGCTGCGTATTATAGAAGAGATGTTTGAAGAAACCGATCAGTGGCTGGTGATGGCAGAGTTTTAATTTAGCAGGCGCGGGGGCTTTCAACATGGATCGGCATGAGTGAACATGCTGCGCTAACATGTAAGGGCTAGCTGCCACTTATAGCCATTGTTTTCATAACGATGGTTTGTTAATTGATTAGCGTGACTGCACCGTGCCACTCCCGGCAACTTTTGGACAAAAATTGTTAACTTGCCAGGCGAAAGTTCTCTGTGAATGGTTGTGCAGATATTCATGCATCAAATTTGGCTCGCTCTTAAGCCCGCCGGGTTAACTGAGATTGACTGCACGACTTACATCCCCTGGCCCATCATGACGACGGCGGGAATTGGTGGCGGTATCTGCCCCTCTATATGGCCAGCAGGAGCGATCTTTTTCGCCTCATTAAGCCATTTTGAATCATATTCACCTGCCACCGTTTCTGTCAGAATGCTCTTCTGATTTGCTCTCTTTATGCTATTCAACAGATCCATGCACCGTTACTACACACTCCGCTTTCATAGCGAAGGCCGCCAATTGTTCATTGCCGCTTCAACCTTAAATGCTGCGTGAATAAGTGGCAATTTGGATTACCCCTGTTAAACAACCAGGCGATCCTTAGCAGTAGATTGGAAAAAATTTCGGCTGCAATCATACAAATTTTAGCCATTTTATTTTTTCCGCATATAACAGCAATGAGCAACTCTGAGTGTTGGGCGTGCGGGTATTTTATCTATCGTCGGGGCCGAAGTACGGCAAAAACCAGCGCCACGTTTCCTTTAGCCCGATGTACCGCCGCACAAAGGATGAGGTTGATTATCACAACGGCCCAATGCGTGTGTCTGTAACTATCAAACAGAAAACGAAAGGGTACCGAAGCATATGCCAGAATAATCAGATAGGCCAGCCACGATGCCCACCAGTGGTGTTTACCGCCGGGTTTACAGAAAAACATTAAGCGAAGTACAATTGCCGTACACAGCATGACATTAACAATGACCATTAAATCACTTATTACCATGAGGGCCTCCTTTTAATCGGGTAAACCAGGTTGCTGGATCCTGCTGGCTGAAAAAAGTCAGCGTTTTGATGGCCAATGCCGAAAGTATTACGGCGCCCAACCCGTCAAGCGACTGGTCGCTGTACCCCAGTATTTGCTCAAGCTTCGTACCGACCAGCCCGGCACCATAGACGCCAACTATCCACGACACCAGAAAGTAGGCGGCACGCCTGATGACCTTCATATATGCCGCAGTGGCAACATAAAAGACCGCTCCGGCGAAAGCGCCAAAAAAAATACAATAGTCAGCGCTGCCAGTATCCCCAACAGCACTGACGACAGCCGTCATCAGGCTATCCTGACTTGATGTAAGAATTGATGTAGACATACTGCCCCCTTTACTCTTCCAGAAAACTTATTCCGGGATAAAAACCCCGGCTTATGCCAGGGCTGGTAGCGATATTCAGTTCCTTGTGAAACCGCCATTTTGCTAACATTACATCGCAATTTGCGTACGCGTGAGCCTGGCAAAAAAAATTTTTTCAATCAGTGTTCATCAGCAGATTTGTATGTTTATTTGCGTTAAGATTTTATATTGCACTAACTTGCAGCGTTAAGAGTGACGAGTATTTGCTACAAGCTTGATTCAAAGGTGGATTAGCCTGAATAAATATATTTATTGAGGTCCATATTCGACCTTATCCACGCTGGAAGTCATTGCATTTTGTTGTATGATTGGCTTTTGTTTTTTAAGATAAAAATTCAATAATGGATATGTTTTGATTATGTGAATGATGAATTTGACCGTTTACATAATTCATTCTGTCCGGGAACTATTGTTACCTGGCTAAATGTTAATTCAGCATATGATTTAAGCTCATCGATGGGTAAGGCAATGCGCTATTCTTTTGGAAAGCCAACAGCAGGCTACAAGGAAAGATGGTGCTACCGCTCTCCGCTGGGCCGTGTACTTGCGGCATAAGTCCTATATTATGCCGGGTATCCCCGGCTTCAATGCTCAGATAGTGATGTTTTAAGAAAATGCTCACTCAGCATGCTCTCTTCTAATCATGAGTGCTATATTTAATCTAAATCTAAGATACTTTTAATGTTGGAGCCTGACTTGAAATTGATGCGCAAAATTCATATTTTCAAAAATGTCGCTAGATCTGAAGGTAAAAACTTTGCCATAAAATTAGCACGTCTGAGCATGACAAAATTTTTCTTCAAAACAAAGTTGAGGGCCTCCGATGGCGTTGCCCTATTCTTGATGCCGACAAAAGGTATTGGCGACGGAATAATTTTTACAGGCTTATTCAAGGCAATGAATGACTCTGGGTATAAAGTGTATGTTTTATCCAGAAAGGACAATTCCTTTTTCTACAGAAAAAACACAGATATTACAGGAGTTATTGATTATGATCTTAACAGCGGAGTGACCCGACAGGATATTGTGGATCAGGTCGGATTTAATGATTTTGACATTCTAATTGAAATGTATGGTGACACTGCGCCCATTGTTCATCGCGTCAATGCAATGGCTGCCATCAATGCCAGGCACAGATTGGGCTTCAACGGTGATGGGATATTACGCGCATGCATGGATCATGTTTTAGAGTACTCTGAACTTGACAAACACCTTAGCCATCGTGGTACATATTTGATGCATTACTTATCCATTAACGCAAACTTACCCGGCTACCAGATACATCTTAGTGAAATTGACAGACAGCTCGCTTCCGGGCTTTTAAACAAGTTTGAAAAAAACTTCATAATTGCATTTAACCCATTTGCTTCCAGTGTGCGCCGGAGCCTGTCTGATAAACAGATTAGGTTGGTAATTAATACTCTCGCCGAATTTGAAGATGTTGTGACAATTGTAATTGGTGAAAAACAAAAAATCCAGGCGCTTAATATCTTGGAAAACGACAGATTAATCATTAACAGAATTGAATCATTCCATGGAGCCTGCGCGGTCATCGAATTATCTGATATGGTAGTGACATCAGAAACATCTTTTGTTCATGTTTCTAATGCATTCCGCAAAAAAATGCTTTGCCTCTACGGAAGTGAGCATATGGAAGAGTTCGATAATAATATTAATTTCGGCCCTAATTACGCCGGGGCCACGCAAATATTTCACCCGAATAGAGATGCCGTGGCGGATATTGATCCACAAATAATTATTAGCACTTTGAGATCAATGGTTGCGGAATTAAAGCAATAAACGTGCAGGCATTTACCGAAATCGTATAAGCCAGCATTGAATGGTGATTATAAGGCGTATTAAATCAACATTAAAGCCTATAGAGTCCGCGATAGAAGTCTGAAATGACAGTGCATGCAGTGGTTACCCCTGCATGCATTCCGGGATCATATTAGCCGCCCCCCAGCCAGGCCATACATTAGGGCAGATTATGGCAATTCAATATTTACCCGCGAAGATTACTTTTTTAGCCACTTGCCAGTTAATATGAAATATTAAACTACTAAGAAAATCTACTTTATTAGCGTGAGTCAGCTCCCGGCCCCGTGAAAATATTGTTTTCCTTTAATCTGTTCAACCTTCCAGCAAACGCCATAATGACAACGTTCAACAGGCCAGAGACCTAAGCGGTATAAACCAGCTAATCGGCACCGCGCCGACTTTCCATGAGCATCGCCCCCTGTCTTAACGCCTGTACCGGGGACAGCGGCTGGATACGCAAAAAGCTACCAGGCCATAAATCACAAAAAATGACGGGCAAATATAATGAGGATCGCGGGAAAGAGTGGGTGGTTATTGCCGTTCGATCCGTAGTTTTTATAAACAGTTTTGGGGAAGGGTTTTGCAGAAGTTTTGGGGAAAGATTAAAAGATCTAAAAGCCAACATAAAATCAACAAATTATGTTGGCCATTTGTTACAAAAATCAGGTTACATATGCGTAATCATCGCATCGCCAAACTCTAAAGATTTCAACAGCTTAGCGCAGTCCATCAGTCGTTCAAAGTCATAGGTCACGGTCTTCGCGGCGATTGCGCCTTCCATGCCTTTAACGATCAGGTCCGCCGCTTCGAACCAGCCCATATGACGCAGCAGTAGGGTGATGCACATACTAAAACCCTCTGAATTTTAAAGGTTTTTATACCTTTTCTAACGTAAATCATGGTCAAATTAGGCTAAATTTAATTTCAATATTATCATGGGTTTAGTCATCGTTTTGCAGTACGAATTTCACTGTTAGTGTGTCAGGTTCTTTATTACCAACTCGCCGATTCGTACGATCGGGAGGTGTGTGCTGATGATAAGCAAGAAGTGAGGGCGATGGCGCTTAGAGACCTTCACACCCTTCCCCACCCTGTACACCCATCCAGTCTGATTAAATATCCATTGCACTGAAAACATAAGCATATGTTAATATTCATCAAATTTTATTAGAGGTGATTGAAGCGCGTGCTGAAAATGCGAATGGTTTACGATGATGAAGCCAGGAAAAGCGGTAAAGGAAGCCTCATGGTATACTGTATCGGAAGTTTTCCGGTACTAAGTGGCCGCAAAGCTCATATCAATGACCCTAATTGTGAATACCTTGCTGATGAGGGTTCTATACCCGTTGGTCGTTATTGGATCGTTGATGCTCCAAAAGGCGGGGTTTACACTCAGGCACGGCGGCAGTTTCTTGACTTTCTTCATAACACCAATCACGCAGAATGGTTTGGACTTTTTAACTCGCAAACTATGGATGATTATACATTGGTAAACGGCACAAAACGTACAGGGTTTCGACTACATCCTTTACGCCCGGATGGCAGCGGGGAATCCTGGGGGTGTATAACACTATTCAGGGTTAGTGATTTCGAACATATCAGACAGGTATTACTTCGTGTCAACAAAATAAAGGTGCCGGGGTCACGCAGCGGACTTATGGCCTATGGATATGTCGATGTCATGGGGAGAGCTGATTATGCCAAATGCGTTGTTTAAGAAAGCAACCTTCGCCATCATCTATCTGGTTGTGGCGATGCTGCTTATAAAATTTATTGCTCCACTCAACAATCTCGTTTTTTCTCTGGGCTCATGGCTTTTCTTTAAGTTAAGTTCAGGAGGGCTGGGATTGATTGGCAGTGATTATCAGTGGGGAGAAGACCCGGCAACGCTTTGTGTTGCCCTGGTCTCATTGGTATTACTCGCATGGCTGATTTCACATATTGTTAAGCTTATTATACGCAGATGGTGATGATGATGATGATGGACTTAAGAAAAAACTACACTGATAAATACGATTCCAAAAGAAGATATAGCTTCAACCGCCATTAAAGTATTAAATTTGTAAGGGATAATTATTGGGGTGCTGATCACCCCTCTGCCATCAACTCAAGAAATAACTGGCCATTCTATATCAGGTGCTTTTGATGTGTATACACGATTCAAACGCACCCTATATTTTTTCCATTCCAAAAGCCGATCCTTCTCTTCTTCTGTCGCCATATCCAGTTCTACAGCATCCTGAAGAACAGATATTTTCTGTGAAATCTCGTCCATTAGTGTTTTTTTGCGCACGTCTGCTTCGCTTATGTAATCGACAACAGGGTCTGTCAGTATGGGTAATTCACTGCCACTGGGGGTGATAATTTTTCCGTTTGACTGTCCATTCATCAGATAATTGTAGTGCTCAACGGTAATATCAAATGCATCTTTTGGCATATTATCGCCGTAATCAAAATCGGAACCGTAAAATCCATTTGTGCTGGGTGAGTATTTGAAATTCATAATCAATATCCTATCGCCATAATGCAAAATGCGCCGGGGCTACCATTACCTATCCACCCTACCGAGGCTTTTGTCGTTGCGCCTATATTCCACGCAACGCCCACGAAGCCTGCACTACTGTTTGCTACTGCATCGGTGACAATCGCAAAAAGTGTCGCGTTAGGAAAGGCGATGGGCAGGGCAGTTGTCCCTGTGGAATTAATTCCATTTGTGCTAATCCACTGGATTATTAATCCGGACGGCAGTTTTTGATAACCTGAATTAGAGCCGTTCGAACCAGACTGAATCATTTCGAACGATGAATACGGAACAAATGTTCGTCTAAGCGCGTTAGCAACCTGCATTGAGTCCGTTTGGTCAGGGGTAATTTCCGCCAGCGCCAGCACATTGATAAGTTCATCCTGCACCGCATTAAACCACCCTGCATCCATGATGGTGGGCGATACGCCCCCCGCGACATTTCCGTTAGTCCAGTGGCCATCGGCGGTAGCCGTGGGGGTTAAATCACTGATTTTTAACATGCGAAATCCTTACCAGCCCGGTAATTATTGATGGGTAGCCGGGAGTTAACCGGCGTAGTTGAACAGTAAAATCAGGTGTGAAGGAGCCAGCCTGTTGAGCTGGCATTCCAGCTGTTTGTTACCCCAGGAGCGCAGCGGATCGCCGCAATAGCTGATACCCGCCTGCGCGTATTTGATGGTGGTCCGGGGCGCGTTGATGCGCCAGACAAAAGGCCATTCGTCGCCGTTAAGCGCATCGCCACAGACCGACAACCCACATAAAGCAGGACGAAACAGCGTGATGGTGATGGTATAGCCCAGCGCGGCCGCCATCTGGACAAAATATCCCGGCGACAGTCCCCCGGTGCTGGTCAGTTTCGATACCACCGCCGCCTGCCGTTTCGCAATGCTGTCAATTTCACTGATAGCGCAGTCGTCCGGCAGGCCCAATGAGGATTCCCATTCGGGCAGCATGATGGTAGCCGTAGGCGGAAAGGAGCCGGTTAGCAACAGTTCGGCAGCGCTGTCTGTCGACTGGAAGGAGCGCGCCAGCGCCCTCAGCGTGCGCGAGTGAACGCTGTCTGTATCACGGGGCCAGGCGCGGCCAGGCGGCAACAGCTGCCTCAGCGCCCGCGCATAGTCATCCAGCGAATAATGGCTCATGTGAATTTCACCTCCCCCCGGATCGGCAGTTCGCCGGTACCGAGTACGATATTGGCCGCCGGCTGCTCCAGAATATAGCCGGAGGTGCCCGCCACATCGCCGATGGCCCTGTTGAGATCGGACAGGTAAATTTTACCGCTGCCGTCAGGGTTACCGTTTTCGTAAAACACGTTATCCAGCGCCGCCCCGATCGCCGCCACCGTGGCCGCACCGGCATCACTCAGGCCATTTATCACAAAATCCACCGCCTTTTTTATCGGGGAGCAGACCCAGACCACGGCGGTGTCGCTTTGCAGCGGGAAAATATGATCGGCCACGCGCGCCTGGTCGCCGCTGGCTTTGGTGACGTAAAAGGGTTCCAGCGCCGACACGCCGTCCGTAACGGAAGGAAAACCACCGTTGCTGCTGGCATTGTCGGTCATGATATAGACACCTACCGTTCCGGCTCCCATAATACGCCGTTTGACCCAGGCGCGGGTGATGCCGGGAACCGCCAGCGCCCATGAGCGGTAATCGCTGTCGCTCCCGCCCTGTGGCGGGTTCTGGTAGGCAAGCAGCACGCGCTGGCGAAACGCCTCTTCGTCCTCAATATCCGCACCGCCGCTGGCAGGACTGAGCAGCGTGCCGACGGACTCAATCCCCGCCACGTTAGCGTCGAGCGTTAGTAGCATGCCGGCGTCAGCGTTGCCTGCAGCCCCGCCGCCGCTTACGTCCTCCGCCAGGTCGGGCAATATGGCCCGTAGCGGGCCGCTTCCCGTTCCGTCGGCGACGATGGTGATTTCTGCGAGGGTGGCATATTGCTGGCCATCGCTGCGATTCAGCACGCTGCCGGCAGGCAACGCCATCCCCGGCAGCCCCCGAATACGCAATGCCGGAGACGGTGGCCGCGC